TTAATGGTAATTGTATCTTACCCTTATTATCTCTATAAACACCCTGTCTCCTTGCACCTACCCATCTTTCGGAATTGCCATATATAACAGGAATCTTTAATACTTTTCCGTTGTCATCTAAAGTTGGTAAAACAGTATCTTCCAAATATGTCATCATCGCATAGTCAATATCAAAAAGAGTTATACTTTGTTTTAAGTCTCCTTTTGTGGATTTGATTTGTTTTGCTCTATTTAAATCGGCTTTTAGTGGATTTGTAGACATAATTAATTTATTCTTTCTTCAATGTTCAATGTAGATTTTGTAACCATAAATGTTTCACAAACAATACTGAAATTATTATCAGGGCTTCCACCTATAAATTGAATTTCATTTGTATTGTCAATTTCATAATAAGATGTGTCAAAAAATATTATATCACCTACTTCTGGATATAGATTTTTTTCCTCACACATTGCTCTATCTAATTTAAATGTTATATTTTGTTGCATTTCAGGACCAAAACCTTCATATACAACATCCTCAGGATTTTTTGAATATAATGCATATAACTCAACTCCTGGATACCAAGTTTTATTTAAAGATTCACCATAGATGTTTACTTTTGTTTCATTCATATTAACTTTGAATAAAACAATTGTATTTTGTACAACATCGTCTACTAATTCTCTTGCTATACTTTTAAAAAATTCAATGTCTCTTGTTTGTAAAAATTTTGGCATATTATCCTACATATAATTTTAACGGAACTTTTCTCAACATTTCTTGATGATGATTTGATTCATGTGTTTTATTTTCCATCACATTTTTTCTACTCATCTCCTCTAAGTTTTCTCTCAATTGTTTTACCAATTCATCCTTTTCAACTTGCGCTTCCGCTCTTAATGCTGCACCATCTAAACTAACTTCTGCATCTGGAATTGGAATTGTTGAATATTTTTCTCTGATTGCACCTAATAATTCTTTTGAAAGTGCCAATGTATATTTTCTAATCCATTGTTTACCTACATCATTTATATTTGAATACTGAATGAAATTATATGGAATGTCAGAATAATCAGAAAGAGAATCTGATTGAATAGTTTGAGAATCATGTTCAAATTCATCTCTACTTATGTATTCAAAATAAATTCTTGTTAATGTATCAGTTGGTATTGGAAATATTTCTAATTTATTATCTACTATATTAAAAGTATGTGCAGATTTACGAATGTGGTCGTTAAATTCAATTTGTTGCATTCTTAATACATCTTCATATAAAGGCATCATTAAGAATTGTGCTGCAGGAGAAAAGTTTCCAAATCCTAATTCTGACATTAAATTTAGTGTACCTTGTGCACCTACTGAATATGGGTCAAAGAAACGAGCAATTGCAGGGGTTGCTTCATAAAACACTCTTGTTACATCTACCGTAGAACTACCCGTAAACATTGTAGAAAATGATACCGATGATTCCGCATCTATCGATGAACTCATTATATCATATCTTTGTTTTCCAGGTGTTAATTCAATATATGCTTTTTTAATTGGAGTTGCACCACCGACACCTGCTAATGTTCCATATTGTTGAGACATTCGGACTGTGGTTGGTAAAAATGAACCATCTACAAGAGTTTGTGAATAGTTTGCTCTACCACCAGATGATTCTTTCTTTTGACCTCTTAAAATATCTAAATTATTTCTAAGGTTAAATTGATTTACTTGTGCAGAATATTCCGAAGTAGATTCTTCAAAACAAGTAAATATTTGTTCATTATCTAATTCAATATTAACAATTGGATATCCTAATCGTTTTGCTACCCATGTAGCGGTCTTAGGTGCATCGTTTCTAAATCCACTATCGGAATCATATATACCAAATGGAGTAGATGAGCCGGATATAAATGAGCCGGATGTTGAACCCGACCAATAGGTGTTTACAGACATATATAAAAAGTTATAGTTTTACTACTATAAATATAAGAATAAAAAAAGAGGAGACATTTCTGTCCCCTCTTTCTTTTTATCAATCTAATCGGTTAAGATTAAATAGTTTCTAAACCGTCAATTACTACTTTACCGTAGAATTCTGGTCTTACTAATTTCTTAGCGTATCTAGTCATCACACCTCTTCTTGGAGTGAAGTTAGTTGGGTCATACACTAATGGAGTCATAATCAATGGAACATAAGGTGCGTAAACTGCTCCTGTTTCGAAGAAGTTAGAACCTTTGAAGCCCATTAATAATACGTTCTCAGTCATGTATGGGTTTTTGTAAACGTCATATCTGTTAGAGATTTGTCCGATATTAGTTACACCTGCAGAGAAAGTTGTTGCGTCCTTACCTGGGTTAGCAGAGAATCCGTTCATAGATTCTAAAATAGTTGCAACGTTTGGAGATACTACTACGAAGTTAGCACCACCTCTCATTGTTAACTGATGAATCTTGTTAGATACTTTTTGTAATTTGATACCTAAAGTCTGGAACCAAGTACTCTTTTGATATGCCATTGCAGCAGCATCAGTTGAGTTCAATGAGAATCCACCACCATTCCACTCATAACCAGTTTTAGCTGACCAATACTCAGTTGTGAATGCGTTTTGTTGTAACATTTCTAAGATTTCTAAGTCGATTTCTAAAGAGATGTATTCAGACAACATTTGAGTTAACTCAGCTTCAGCGTCTACACTATGGTAAGCGTTTAAATCTTGAGCTAATTCAGGAGTCCAAATTGCTTTTAATTTTCTTGTCTTAGCAACGATAGGCTCAGATTTCAATTCTAATTCGATTTCTGGAATTGCTAAAGCAGAACCGTCTCTATCTTCAAAATCTCCACGAGTGATATCAGTAGGTTGTTTGTGGTATGCTAAAGAACACTCTACTGATAAATCATTAGTTTGTCCAGTTGCAGTTGCAACGAAAGATGCTGTACCATTTGTGATAGTAGATAATTGAGGATAGAAAGTTACAGAACCAGTCAATGAAGTTGGTTCGAAAGCTCTAAATCCGTTATAATCTGCATCAGCAGGTAAGTTGATTGCGAATTTCTTCAAAGTGTTTGCTGCATAAGATGCAGAAACTGTAGTGTTAGATAAGTCATAATTCATATCAGCTAAAGAAGCTGAAGATACAGTAGCTACTACTGCTGCAGTTGCGTTGTTGATTGTATAACCAAAACGTCCTGCACCATATAAACCACCAGTTGTAGTTTGAGTTGAACCTAATTTGTTACCTGCTGGAGATAAAGAATCTTTACCAAAAGTTCCACCATTACCGAATAATGAATCGTTTCCAGAACCAGAAAAGTTTGGATTACCCGCTGGGTTAGTACCATATTTGAAGTCCATGTAGAAGATAAGACCTGAAGGTAAGTTCATTGGTTGAACTGAAACGAATTCTTTAGCTGCGATAGAACCGAAGATTCTTCTTACTAAAGGTAACGCAACACCTGCCCATTCTTCAGAACCTGCAGAAGTACCTGTACGAGTTGCCTCATCTAATAATTGTTTTGCTTGGTTTTCTAACATTACTGCCATACCATGCTTAGAAGTTTCAGTACCTGCACCTTCTAATAAACCTGTTTTTTCCCATTTGCTTTTCAAACCTCTAGTTTGCTCAAGCATAATGCTTTGTGGGTTAGCACCTGTCATTAATTTTTTAATGTCCATTGTTTGTTTTTTAATATTTTATTTAATAATACCTGCTAATTTCTTAAATCTGTCAGAGAAATCTGTGTTCTCAGCAATTACTTGCTTAGATTGTGCTGGCTTAGTAGATTTTGTTACTTTGCTCGCGATTCCTTCAGAAATAGATTTTTTAGTAGATTTGTTTGTAGAGAATTTGAAGTTTTCTGCTAATGTAGAATACACCAATTTAACTTCTCTAACCGAATTTGTTCTATCTAAAGTTTCAATCACTTTAACTTTTTGTTCGTTAGTCATGTTGTGAGCTCTAAATAATTTGTTTGCGAATAACAATTTAGCGTTTAACAAATTAACTTCATTGATTGTTTTTTGTAAAGATTTGATTACTTTGTAAGCTTCATTTAATTCAACTTTCATTTCTTTCTCATCTTCTTCTTTTTCTTCATCAACTTTGTCTTTGTCATCTTTCATGTCAGCTTCCATTTCACGTAAGATTTCTTCTAAGTCAACAACTTTTTCGTCATCTTCTTTGTCATCTTCTTCCGCTTCATTGGTTACAACAACTTTTGGTGTTTCACCTTTGTCAGTACCAGCTTCAGAACCATCAGCTAAATTTTCATTTTTTGCTTCTTCTTCCTCTTCAGCTTCATACATACCTTCTTCAGTTTCATCATCACCTTTGATTGATGCTTCTAATTCACGAATGATTGCTTCTAAGTCCATGTCATCTTCTGATTCTTCATCTTCAGAGTCCATGTCCATTGAATCGTCACCCATTTCAGAATCCATGCTCATGTCATCCATGCCCATTTCATCTTCACCTTCTGCTTTTGCAAATGGATTTTCTTCTTCAGAATCTTCACCTTCTAATTCTGCCAATCTAGCTTTCAATTCTGCAATTTCTGCATCTTTGTCATCTTCTTTGTCAGCAAATGGGTTTTCTTCTTCAGAAATGTCTGCTACTTTCTTATAGTCAGTACCAGCTTGTTCAGGTTTGCCACTATCTTTCTTTACACCAACTGATAAATCAGTCATTGCATCGTAAGAAGGAGTTGCACCTGGAGTCTCAGCGTATCCTGCGTCTACTTTAGACCCGATACCTGTTGAACTTAATTCTTCGTCAACTTTTTCAGCTTCTTTATCTTCAACTTCTGCTTCTGCTCTCATCTTTTGAGATAAGATAGATTGAAGTCTAGGAGTAAAAGCTTCTTCAAGTGCGATTTTAGCGTTTGCTAAAGCAGTTTCTTTAACGGCTTTGGCATCAGCGATTGCTTCTTTCAATAATTTTGAATTTGCCATCTTGTTTTTTCCTTAAATTTGTTTGTGAAGTTATTCTTGTAGGGAACTCCAATGTAATTATGTTGATTGTTCGGTCACACCTTATAAGAAGGGTATTCATTAATCAACTCTGTCTTGTAATCTTATAATAAAAAATAAGATATTTGATAATATATATGTAAATTTTTTAGAAAACTAAAGAAAACTACTAAAATAGTTTGTTTTTTCTTATAGTTTCTTCTTTTTGTAACCTCTTTCTTTTAGAAGGTTTGATAAAGTTCTTCCTTTCTCTAAGTTCTTCTATTTGTTTTGTGGACTGAACTTTTCTTTTGTAGTCCTTTATTGCCCACTCTATATTTCCGCCCCTAACACTTACTACTAACATTCTTCTATTGTAAATTTTCTAACTCATTAAGTGTTTCTAAACAATCATTTGCTTCTGCTATGGATTTTACTAACTTATCCATTTCTTCAATGATTTGTGGATGTTCACCAATGCCAACAGAGTTTTTCATATAAACTTCTAATGTTGCAAGTGCTTCCAAACGTTGTGCTGTATATTTTGCTCTAAGAGCATCTATTTTTAAACTCATAATAAATTATGTTAATTGCTCCATTTTTGATTTCTTATTTTCTTTTTGAATTTATATGTCAAACCCTGTTCTTCTGCTTCATCTTGAAAAGCTTTTTGTAACAATTTAGTTAATTCTATATTTAATTCTTCTAAATTTATTTCTTTATCACTTTTAAATTTATTTAATTCTGATTTTACTTCCGGCCATCCCATCAATGCATAAACCAATGCATCACCGGGACCCTTTTCTTGTACATAATCATCTATTTTTCCAATAAGAGATTTACTATTTCTTAAACCTTTTAGAATTTGTTTTAAAGCTTTACTAATAGGAACACTATGTCCTGAATAATATGCATCAACTTTATCTGCTAAATTACTAAAGAACATTTGGAAAAATGCAAATAATGCAATTCCACCTAAAATAAAGACCAATGATGATTCGTTTATTTTCTCTTTGGTTTCCATTTATTTGGAAGTTTTGGATTTTTGTTCTTTTAATCCTAATCTTTCGGCCATTTGTTGTTCTGTAATATCTGCTATTTCAAAATATCTACTTAACACATTTCCCATATCTTCGTATAATGCTTCTAATCTTTGTTCTTGTGCAGTTGCTTCTTGTGCTTCTTTTTCAAATGCAGCTTGAAACTTTTTTAATTCAGTCATGTTTCTTTTAATAGTAACTCTATCAAACCAATCACCACCTTCTCTTAAAGTATATTCTTGTGCTGCATCAGCTATTCCACCCAATGATTCTGCAACTTGTCTAATATCAGATTTTCTACTCATACCTTCTCTATGTTGGTTGTATGTAGATATAATTTCTAAAAAATGTCTTTTTAGTTCTGTTGGAAGTTGTTGAAACTCTTCGGTTTCTTTTAATATATCTTTTAACTTTATCA